CCAAGTAACACCAGCACAATACAAACAGGCTGTCGTTGAGCTTATTCGCCCTCAGTTCCAAATTGGACTGAAGGGTGGTGAACTCGAAGATGGCATCAGCAACTTCAATGACGCTGTCGAGTTTGCAAAGAAACTAGGTGTCGTCGTTAGACTAGCTATGTCACAAAACGAGCTTAACACTTTGCTCACGTTGGACACAGGTCAGGACCCATCTAAACTTGGTGATGCCCGTGGGATGTTTCAACGTAAAGGACCAAAGAAACAGGGCAAAGGCACCGAGGGTACAATCTGGGCGATGAAGCCTGGTGCGGACAAGGGTGATGGTACCTATGTCACTGACATTGAAGCCCTGACCACCCTTCTACATGAGATCTCTCACGCGATCACCTTAGGACCACTGGATGGCAAGGCTGATCAAGAGATCTACTCTTACTTCATCAACAGAAAGCAGTCGTCTAAACCAGGCACTGGTATTGTAGGTCGTTCTGACTTCACGCCACCAGGATCGTTCGTGGATAGTGCAATTAAACCACTACTGGATGCGGATTGGGAACAGATGTCTCCTACGCAAAAGAAGGCATATGCGGAAATCGTTGATCTACAAGAGAACGTCGAAGCGTATTCACCTAAGAACCCTGGTGAGCGAAGAGCAGTTAGGTTTATACGCAAGGTAATGTCTTCAGGACTTACACCACAAACAAAGCAAGCATACCAAGACTACACTCGTATGGCTGCGGAGTTTGCTGTGGATCCTGTATGGGTCTACCTGATTAACCCAAAGTTAGCCAAGAAGCTAATGCCAACGACATCTAAGATGATCCAGCAAGAGTTCCGCAAGGCTGACAACAAGGTCATTCAGTTCTATTCGCACCCACTAGCGGTTGTCATGGCAGCATTAGTTGCCTTGGAAATGGCTATGGATGACGAGGAAGAACGGAAGCAACAACAGATGCCACCAGGTGCACTAAACGCACCAATGCCACCAGGCATGTTGTCACAAGCCTAAGACCCCCAAGGAGAGCAAAATGTTAAAGACTGCATTGGACCTAGTTCCAATCCTAGAGGCTATTGATGTCGTCAAGTCATCAAAGCTCCTAACCAAAGCACAACAGGACACTGTGTTGCGTGAGGTTGCATCAGCGATCCCAGCACCAGTGTTCTGCAAACAATGTCCAGAGACACTGTCTATCATAAACAAACTAGTGGAGACGACAGATGGGTCACCCGCCAAACGAACCTCGAAAGAAGAAACCAGCAAAGCCAAAGTTAATGCCAGGTCGAGCCAGACCAGCACACAAGAACCCTCTGGCACTGCAACATCAGACACCCGAGGGACGGGCAAAGTTCCGCGAAATGCTAAAGAACCGAAAGAACAAGGGGGGAAGACCCCTCGGAGTTCCAGACGGTCACAGTAAGGAAACCATCAAGCCAGTCGTCGACCAGGCAAAAGAGGACGCCAAGAAGGCGGTAAGTATCATGAAGAAAGAGTATGACATCGAAGACCCACGCGCTGAGGAAGCACTCGAAACCGCAGTGGAGATCATGCGTACACCAGTACACAACCGTGATCGTCTTCAAGCAGCCAAGTTGATCCTGGACTTCACCAAGGTCAAACCTGTCGCCAAGTCTGAGATCACTGTCGGTAAAGCTGAGGAGTTCCTAAGCTCACTGCTAGATACCAATGACGGTGACGAAGCCGACTAAGCCGACGATGGCTACTAAGGAGCAGCTGGCTGAGGTCCGTAAGCGACTGTATACCGACTTTAGCTTCTACGCGAAGGGCGCCCTAAAGATCCGCACTAAGTCGGGTGACATTGCGCCCCTCAAATTGAAACCAGCCCAGGAGATCCTCAACGACGCTGTCACTAAGCAACTAGAGACAGAAGGCAAAGTCCGAGTGATCATTCTGAAGGCGCGTCAGCAAGGTCTATCGACCTACGTTGGCGGCTATCTGTACTTCAGTGTCTCCCAGCGCAAAGCTGCGAAGGCCCTGGTGATTACCCACCACAGTGACTCTACGCGCGCATTGTTTGATATGACTAAGCGTTACCATGAGAACTGCCCTGAAATCCTGAAGCCACACACAAAGTATTCATCCCGCCGAGAGTTGTCTTTTGACGTCCTGGACTCCAGTTACGTCGTTGCGACAGCTGGCGGTGAAGCTATTGGTCGGGGTGAGACCCTGACCCACGTTCATGCGTCGGAGCTTGCGTTCTGGTCTAAGACCACCGCCGCCGACAACTGGAACTCGCTGACCCAAGCTGTCCCCAATACTAAAGGCACCGCTATATTTGTCGAGAGTACAGCCAATGGTGTCAGCGGGATCTTCTATGATCTCTGGAAAGGTGCAGTCGAGGGAACCAATGGCTACGTGCCTGTGTTCATCCCTTGGTTTGCAGATCCAGAGTATCGTGAGACGGTCCCAGAGAACTTCGAGCGAACCCCAGACGAGGAAGAGCTTGCGTCCAAGTATGACCTCGATGACGAGCAGCTAATGTTCCGTCGTCGCAAGGTCGCACAGAACGGTCTCGACCTGTTCAAACAGGAGTACCCCTCAGAGCCTGAGGAAGCCTTCCTGACGACAGGTAGACCCGTGTTTAACCCAGAGCAGCTACAAGCGTCTATGGGTACTACACGGGACGTACAGGAGCGCCTAGCACTCGAAGGTGAAGACTGGCTGAATAACGTCCGAGGTGAACTGACGATGTATCGTCGTCATGACCCGGGCGAACAGTATGTCATCGGTGCCGACGTCGCTATGGGCGTCCGTGGTGGTGACTACAGTGTTGCCCAGGTCCTCGACAGTAAGAAGCGACAAGTGGCTACCTGGAGAGGCCATGTCCACCCAGACTACTACGCGACTGTGTTGTATCACTTGGGTCAGTTCTTCAACACGGCGTTCATCATTGTCGAGAACAACGGTCACGGCCTTTTGACGTGTACTAGGTTGGCTAAAGACATGGCCTACCCGAACTTCTTCACTGAGGTTCAAGTCGACAAGCTGACGGACAAAGAGACCATTAAGTTGGGCTTCAGTACGACAGCAAAAACCAAGCCTCTGATCATTGACGAGCTACGAGCGTCTGTCCGTGAGAACGAGATAGAACTCAATGACAAAACAACGATCCGCGAAATGCTCACCTATGTCGTGACTGAGAGCGGATCTATGGAAGCTGAACCAGGATGCTACGACGACTGTGTCATGTCGTTGGCATTAGCCAATCACGTGCACGAAGGTGCCTGGGAGCCGATAGAGAGTGCAGATGACTATTACATTGAAATGGTATGATCACTATGGATAAACAAGACTACAAAGCGGTGGACGACGATAAATTCGTTACGATCCTCGATGATAACATCCGTAGATCTATCGGGTATTATGACAGTCAGATCAGTCGAGAACGCCGCAAGGTAATCGACTTTTATAACGCTACGCTCCCACGCCCAGCACACGACGGTAACTCTAAGTATGTCTCTATGGACGTCTATGATGCTGTCGAAAGCATGAAGGCTGCTCTGCTAGAGACTTTCAGTACTGGCTACAAGACCGTGCGTTTTGCTGCACAGACTGGTGAGGACGTGCGTATCGCTGAGATCGCTACAGCCTACTGTGACTACGTTGCAAACCGTCAGAACAACCTGTTCGAGGTTATGCAGTCTGTCATCCACGACGGCCTCATTGCGCGTGCTGGTCTTTGTAAGGTTTACTGGGACGAGCGCGAAGACAGCTACCTAGAGCCTATCCAGGATCTGACTGAGGAAGAGTTTGACGCTATTGTTGCCCAAGACAACGTAGAGATCGAGGAAGTCGAGCAAGACGAACTTGGTCTGTACTCTGGTGAGCTTCGCGTCTTCCAGGACACTAGTCAGGTGGTCATTGAGGCTATTGCGCCTGAACAGTTTGTCATTGAACCACAAGCCAAGTCTTTAGATGACGTTGGCTTCTTGGGTCATCGCACGACTATGACAATCTCAGAACTACGTGAGGCAGGGTATGACGAAAAGCTCATTGCTAAGATCGGCGATCACGAAGACGTCGAAATGGAAACCGATCCAGAGGTCCTGGCACGTCACGAAGAGATTGGTCAAGACCGTGGCTTCAACGCTAAAGGTTTCCAGGATCAAGTTAGAAGCATCACTGTTTATGAACTATATATCGACATCGATCTCGATGGCTCTGGAATCGCTGAGACGTACAAAGTAATCAAAGCTGGTAACGTAGTGTTGCACAAAGAGAAGTGCACATACAAACCGTTCTGCGCCTTTGTACCACTACCGATCCCACACTCGTTCTTTGGTTCCAACTTCGGGTCCAAGGTTGTCCCTATCCAGACTGCACGTACAGTTCTGACACGCTCGATCCTTGATCACGCGATGATCACGAACAACCCACGTTACACTGTGGTCAAAGGTGGCCTAACAAACCCACGTGAGCTGATAGACAACCGTGTCGGTGGTATCGTCAATGTGTCACGACCTGACGCCATCAGTCCGATGGTACAGGCACCGTTGAACCCGTTCATCTTCCAGACAATTCAGATGTTGGACGAGGACAAAGAGGACACCACAGGCGTCTCTCGTCTGTCCCAGGGCCTCAACAAGGATGCCATTAGTAAGCAAAACTCAGCGGCTATGGTTGAACAGCTGGCGACTATGTCACAACAGCGTCAAAAGATCATCGCACGTAACTTTGCGAATAACTTCTTGAAACCTCTGTATCAGCTGATTTACCAGCTGGTCGTCGAGAATGAACCACAATCCAAGATCGTCGAGATCGCTGGTGATTACGTGGCGGTTAACCCAGGTGACTGGGGATCTAAACGTGATGTCACTGTCGAGATGCACCTAGGCTATGGTGAGCAAGAACAGGAAGCACAGAAGTACCTGGCTCTGCATTCATTGATGTCTCAGGATCCAACCCTGGCATCAATGTATACTCCTGAGAACCAATACAATCTGATGACACACGTCATGGAACAGAACGGCATCAAGAACGTCAAAGACTATCTAACGTCACCACAAGAGCAGCCACCAGCGCAACCAGATCCAGCACAGGAGATGGCGATGCAGATGCAACAGAAGCAAATGGAGCTTCAAGAGCGTCAGACAGCGGTTGCCGAGATGAAGGCACAGATGGATGCACAAATTGCCCAGATGAAGCTACAGCTGGAGCAAATGAAGGCACAACAAGGCTTTGCAATTCAGTCAGACAATATGGATCTGAAAGAGGCACAACTGGAACACAAGCAGTTTGTCGACAAAGCCGAACTAGAGATTGCGAGAAACGCAGACGACGTCCGCGCTATCGCTTCACCAACTGGATAAATCCCATGAGACGTCGAAACCCAGTAGCCCGACAAGTGAGGACTGCTAGGTTTCGGCCTCGGGTTGTCCAGGTCAAAACCAAACAGCTTCCACGTAAAGCGAAGCATAAGAAAAGAGAGCAGCATGACTGAAGAAGAACTCATTCAGCACGGTGAGGACGCAGAGGTATTACTCAAGTCCCCAGCGTTTAACAACGTGGTCAACAAGCTAGTGGAACAGACGTTCCAAAACTTTGTGAACTCGAAACCAGAAGAGAACAAAGAACGCTCGATCACTTATTACCACTATCGCGCCCTAGTCGACGTGGTGAACACATTGAAGCAACAAGTCGCCATCCGCGACGAGGTGCTTAGTAAGCGCGACATAAGCGAAGAGGAAGCATAGGACCATGGATAACGTCCAAGACAACGCTACTCAACCACGGGCATTAGACGACATGTTTGATGCCTCCGAAGCCATTCTAGATCGTTGGTCAGACGGTGAGAACCTATCTGAAGAGGACGAGAAGCTAGAGGCGACTGACGACTCACTTGTCGGCGAGACAGACGAAGAGACGTCAGATACCTTAGATGACGATGAAGACCTTGAAGAAGTAGAAGATACCGAAGAGGACCCTGACACGGATGACACTGAAGACGAGGATGAACCAGAGACAGATCAAGAAGATGATGAAACGGAAGTTGAGTTGTCTGACGATACTCTGGTTGAAATACAAGTCGACGGTGAAGCCAAACAGGCATCCTTAAAGGATCTAAAGCGACTATACGGCCAAGAGGCGTCATTAACACGTAAGTCTCAAGAAACAGCTGCCAAACGTAAAGAAGCCGAAGAGGCTTTGGCAAAGGCAGACATCAGCTATCGAAAGCTCCTGGAACGTGCTGAAGCGCGTATGAAGCCATATGCCGAGGTAGACATGCTGGTCGCAAGTCGACAGATGTCCACTGAGGATTTCGCTGCATTACGTCGTGAAGCCCAGGAAGCTGAGAAAGATCTAAAGTTCCTACGAGAGGAAGCTGACGCATTCTACAAGGACGCCCAAGCACAACAACAAAAGCAAGTGCAAGAAGCCGCCCAGAATTGCGTCAAGGTCCTAAGTGAGCAACTGCCCGACTGGGGTGATGAACTATACAACAACATCCGTTCATACGCAGTTAGTCAAGGCTTACCCCAGGAACAAGTCGATCAATATGTTGACCCTACGGTCATCATGATCCTCAACAAGGCACGTCTTTATGATCAGACAAAAGCCACAGCGGAAACAAAGAAAGCGAAGGCCAAAGTGATCAAGACAAAAGA